ATTTCCAAATTATACCCACCATCAGGCCCAAATTCGTTAAGAGGATATAATTTATTTGCAAAAGGATTTTCAGCAATTAATTCATCAGGTGAGTCAATTGTTGAATAACTTGATAAAACGGTTTCATAAGTCAGATTTGTTACCGGAGGTGAGTAAACACCAGGAACATTATATGGTGCTAAATTTTTAGCCAATAATTTATTCCTAAATGTTTCAGTAGATGCAAATGTTAATGTACTTTCTGACATTTAATGATTTTTAAATAAATAGATTATTATCTATTTTTTTTCACCACTATTACTTTGACCGTAGTTAGTTTGTATCTCCTGTATTGCTTTAACTAACGCCATCCTAAAATTAGGGTCTTCAAGGGCTTTTTGTAATTGAGCGGTATCTACGTTTGATGGAGCGTCTAATGTCATTCTAATGTCTATTTTTCCATCATGCGACACCGTTTGGGTATTGCTCATAGTTGATGGTTGATTAGCCCCTCCAACAGTATTTAATGTGTTATTAACCTCATTGGTCATCAACGATTGTGTTGTGGGTGGTTTTGTGTTTCCGGTTTCTTTATTAAATCCTTCATGTTCCTTAACAGTATCAACTGTTGCTCCAACCGCAGCGTTCACAACTTTTATAATTTCATTATTTGAGTTTTGTAATAATTGTGCGGTAGACATTGCTGATTCCATAGAAGTTTTAAACCCTCCTTGAAAGAATTCTGTCATTCCTTTCCCCGCATCTCCTAATGCGGTAAAAATATCCATAGCACTTCCTTCCCCTGTTAGAGCTTTAGTTAAAGAACCTAACACACCTGTCATTCCCTGTTCATATTGTGTTCTAATACCTTTAATATCAAACCCTTTAGCTAAGTCAGTTATCGTAGAGTAAGTTAGTTTCGCGGCTTCCAATTGGTCTTCCCCCATCTTACTTCCCGCAACCGCATATCCTGACCTATTCGCTAAAGCTTCCAAATTTTTATCAATATTTGTCTGAACATCAAGTTGAGCCTTAGCCATTTCTTCAACTGTTTTTGGCTGGCTTTCTTTCATGAACTCTTGGAATGCCTTTTGGTCTCCTTGGAACTTATCCATGAGTTTATTAACCTCAACCTCTTGTCCCTTATACTGAACTACGTACTCTCCAGTTTCACTCATTTCCGCCATATTGGCGATAAACTGTCTATCCTCTTCTTTGATTCCATCAGGAAACTTAATTTTCTGTAGTTTGTCATCAACTTCCTTAGCCCCAATGGCCATTTTAGCAAACTCACTATAGTTCATACCCATCGCCTTTGCGATTTCGGTCATCCTTCCTTTAGCCCCTGGCATGATTTCGAACTTACCTTTTTCATTAAGTTCAACAAACCCTTTACCTACTTCAGACATTTGTCTTTGTAGTTCGGCTGGGTCATTCCTCGACAAATCCATTAATTTTAATGGGTCAAGTAATTGTGATTGAGCGACTCCTAATCTTTGCAAAGCGGATGCCGCTTCGATAGCCCCTTCAGGATTGAATACCATATCCGCAAATTTAAAGGTACTTTCCATACTCATGTTTATCATTTTAGCATGACCCGCCATCTTGGCTAACCCCTCAATCCCTCCATCAAAATGATATTCATTTAATTTACCCATATTTGTTACAACCATACTAGAAACGGCCTGAGCATTAACACCCATTTCTCTTGCGGAATTTACCACTTTTTCCATTTCTTTACCTGATTGATAGGTAGATATACCAACTTCTTTCATTGCAGGTAAAACCTTACTGATGTCTTGACCTGTAACTTGTTGCATTGCAAATATTTTTTCATACGCACTTGAGGCCAGTATCATATTCCTACCTAAAACTTCCCCAACGTCTTTTTGGATATCTACAATTTCCGAAAATTTACCTCCTAATAGGGTTACTTCTGTGACCGCAGCGGTCATCGCCCCTTTTAATTCAACTATGTTGTCTCTACCTAAACCAAAACTTTTGGTAATTTTCATGGTCTCGATGTCAACTTCGACCAATTTCTTTTTGACGGATTCTACGTCAAAGTTAGTAGCAATCGAGCTAGCAATTTCTTTACCTAAATCAACAAAGACATCTCTAATTTCGGTTAACCCACTTGACATAATCTATTTTAAAATAAATAGAGAGAACATTAGTTTTTATTTGGTGTATTGATTTCAATAATCCTACCAACCAAATATTTTCTAACATAAGTGGGCATAAAAAGATACTCAGAGTATTGTGTCCTCAATACTCTTGACATCAATAGATATTCATCAATTAAGTATTGACGATAACTAGAAGAAAGGGCGAAAAAAGTCGGCCCCAAAAGTAACGTCTACTGTTACAATTTCTCCTGATGGGGCTTTTACTGTTTTTTTAAGGTCAAGACCTGGTTGATTATCTCTTAGAAAATTTCTAATATGTTTGGAATCGGATATTGGCATTTGGTCCACAAATTTAGCAATATTCCCTTTATCCCTACTGCCGTTAAGTTCAACAACTTGTTTTGTCAATCTCCAAGTTATCTTGGGGGCGACTCTACCTGCCGGGTATTCGTTAGCCATTCTATCAATCTCAACAATTTCAGAATAAGATAAAGGTTTTAATTTAACTTCAACCTGACTTTTAGGTAATTTAGTAACAAACAAGCCTTCCTCATTTGGTTTGTGTTCGGTTTGTTTGATATTTAACTCATCCAAACTAATTGAAGCTTCAAACATTTTACTTGTTTTTGGGTCCTCAACATTAATAAGGTATTCACTACCAAATGATGTATTTCTTAAAAAAATCATAATCGCCTCAACATCACCTTCAAGTAATTCTTCAGGTCTTAAGTCATGCTCATATAATTTATTTCTTAGTAATGTCAGTACCAAATTATCTTGGACATTCATTGCCGCGTTAATAATTATATTTTCGTCGTTAGCCGTAAGATAACCTACTTTTACTGACTTCTTTTTAGATTTATAGAAAATACCAGCCGATGGTAATGATACAACATCGTGTGGTAATGAAAAATTTTCTGTTGCAGCTTGTAATAATTGAGCGTCCATACTTTTTTATTTTAAAAATAAGTTAGATTAAAAATAAATAAAGTTATTTATTTTGTTTATCGACAGGTTTAGTATACTTTTCTTTGTGTCTATTTAAAAACTCTTCTTCAGTTTCAAATATTTTACCACAAGTGTTACATGTATATCCAGTTGTTTCCATAAAAAAAATCCCGTATACTGATATATACGGGACATTTTAAAATATGTAAATAATTTTTAGTATACCAAAATACAACGGTCCATACGGAGTGTTGCCGAGATACTAGCCAATGCGTCTGAGTTATACGCTAAAGTATCAAAGTTAACATCAGATAAGAATGTTCCCTCAAGTATCCATTTCTCCACAACAACTCCTGTTGGGTCTAATAATTCAAGGTCAACATTTTTCTTATAACCCGCGGCGTAACCCATACGACCTGTAACTGATTCGGCACATAGACGAACCCACTCCATAAGAGCTTGTGACGCTGAAGGTCCAATAGGGTCACGGAATTTAACGTTAATTGTGCTCCAAGTAAATCTACCAGCAACATAAGTTTCCGTATTTAAAAATGGAATCGCAACAGGGTTAATTGTTATGTGTGGACGAGCCGCGCTTTCAACGAACCACTCGTTTATCCCTAATGTAGTATCAAAACGCAAAATAAATCTATTCTGCCTTTTGGGTTCGTAGGGTATCGGCATTTTCATTAGTAAATCAGCCATTGTCTATAATTTTTTTAAATTTTTATTTCGTTTTATATTTTATAAATATACCGTTTTAATTTTTTTCTCTTTACTTTGGTTTTTTTTCAGATAAATTCCAGATTAGTAAGGTTTTTTAATTCCTCCATGCGTAGAAATAGTTTTAATTATATTTTCTGGGTCTTTTTCAAAATGACCTTTAACTTTTTCTAAATTTCTTAAATCATCATCTGAGAATCCAATTGTTGGTGTAAATCTGTTTGAAACTTTATTTTTTAAGAAAGCCTTTTTATTAATCATCTTTGAAATTCTTTTAACATAGTCCACAAATCCCTTTAAAGCTTTTATTTTACCTTCTTCAGGACTTTGAGCGGAACCTTGTCCATAAGTCACGGGATAAAATCGACACATATTAAGATACTCAATAATCATATCTCTTTTTGAAGAACTTCCAATTCCCTCCAAATCTCTAAACTTTTCTAAATTTTTAACTAATTCATTTGAATCAATTCCGTTATGATTTGAAATAATCATATTGTAACACGCTTCTTTTAACACATTTGGAGAATGTCCTCTAGCAGTTACTATTGAAAATATTGAACCGTTATTAATTGCCTCCACAAAATCACTCCACGCAGGACCTGGTTTGGCCAACATTGAATCTACAATAAATTGTTTGTCTCCTTTTGTACTGAAAAATCTGAAAGGGTCTTTTGCAAAACCTACTATTTCATGTCCCTCATATTCAAATGGTTTCTTACCTATATATTCTCTATATTCGGCGAAATCTTCAGTTGACATCCCAACCTCATCTCCGTCACTATCTTCTAATATTATTTTTGTTGGCATAATAGCGATGTTATCATCCCAGTCAAATGCATAATATTTCATATCAGGAGTTCCCTCGTCTGTTATACCTTCGTTTACAAAATTTATTCTCATATTAATAAATAAAAAACAAGCCGGTTTTTACACCGGCTTGTCATTAATTTTTATTAGATATTCTCAAACGACGCTCCTGTTGGAGTTATGTAGAATGTAATATCAATGAATTCAAGAGACCTTGTAGGTTTGATATAAATCTTACCTGTCATTTGGTTTCTATCTAAGTCCGCAGTGTCTGAAGAAACAGTTACACGGAAATCGTATAAACCTCTGTCTCTTCTGATTGCGTCTAAGATTGGGTTAACCGCATCCAAGAAGTCCTGTCTAACCTTTTGGTCGTTTTGTTCAAACAACAATCTAACAGAAACTGCGGAAATCAACTTACGAGCTTGTAATAACAATCTTCTTACGTTGATTCTGTCAAGAGCCGACTCTCTAACTTGAAGAGTTTTATTACCCCAAATTACCGTTCCTACATCAGAGAAGGTCGCAATTGGGTTAATTCTACCTTTATATAGAGTGTCTCTATCTTCTTGTGTGAGTTTCTTACGAGCTTTAATCGCGTTCACTATACCACGAGTGTAACCTGCCGCCGCGAACCAAGGGAATGCGATGTTATCGGTTAACGCCAAGTTTCTTGTAACTTCAGCAGTTGGTGGTAGGTAAATTTGAGTGTTGTTAACACTATCACGAGTTAACACCCAAGGGTAATAAGTACAAGTGTAGTTAGAGTCAATACCTGTTGTCTCAAGATTATCCACCGCTTCTTGTGGGTAAATTAAATCTTCTGAGTTACCTGGTGCTGATACAAACATATTGTAGTCAGGTGTTGTACAGATATATAAAGAATCCGCTCTGTCGTACTCAATCATTTCGATTGCTGATTCAACAAGATTAGAATTATTCACATAATCAATACCTGGAGTTACAAATACGTTGATATTAGTGGCTTCAGGGTTTTCAAAAGATTTTTGACCAAGTAAGTAAGCGTAATAGTCGGTATTTGCCCAATCAACTGAATTTTTGTTAATTGTAATTTTCTTAAACGCTCCCCAACCTGTTGCATTTGGATAAGTAATTGATTCACAAGCTCCTTTTAAGTAACCTGATTTACCAATAACAAATCTGTCAGAGTTTGTTCTATATTCTCTATAGATATCCCATCCGTCAAATCCTCCTTGAACCGCCACAGTAAATTTACGAGCGAATAATCTGTAGTAAGGATTTGTCTCATCATCAGGGTCTGTTATAAATGAACCAGAACCAACAAAGAACGCCGACTCACCACTTGTTGCAAAACCATTTGATATTGTAATACCTGTTGCGTTTTTATCCATGTGGAAACCTTTAGTTCTGTAACCCCATTCATCACCTGTGTCATCTAGACAAATGTTATTAGGAATTCTTTTACCTTTGTAGGCGAAGAAATCAACATCATAACCTACAGTATCTGACACACCAAGGTAAGTTCTACGAACATTGTCGCCCGCACTTGTAACACTATCATCATTTCCGGCCGCAGTACCGAAAGGTGGGTTGTAAACTACTTCACCTGGCAGGTCGTATTTTGTTTTATAGATAGGGAATGGAGGTACCACTCCTGCGTATTCTCTCATGTTGAATCCTAAGAATCCACAAGGAAGAGCGTCTACAGGTGCATCTTCATTCATCTCTATCATTATGTATTTT